CTACGATAACCGCGCATTCAACATAGCTACCTGTTCGTCGTTCATGTCATCAATCCACATACCGTAAATTTCATACACCATCTGCGCAGTTTCATGCCCCATCTGGCTGGCTATAAATGCCGGGTTCGCTCCTGCCGTCAACAGCCAGCAGGCAAAAGTATGTCGCGTATGGTACGGATTACGGCGGCGAATACCAGCACGTTTTACTGCTGCATTCCATCTCGCACCCAAACTGCTTACCGAGTAATAAGGTTTCTGTTTTCCGTTACACATCCTGGGCATGAAAACAAAATGCAGTTTTTGCTTTTCGGTTCTGCCGTACTCCCGATGATAAAAAGTGATTTCGCTTTTGCGATGATGCCCGGTCAGTTTGTATTGCTCCTTCAGTGCTTCAAGAGCAGGCTGTAGTAGTGATACCGTCCGGATCCCCGCATTTGTTTTTGGGGGACCGAACATATCAAGTATCGTCAGGTTTCTTCTGACATTCACAATTCCCTTCTCGAAATCCACATCCTCCCACGCCAGAGCAGCCAGTTCCCCGTGACGAAGCCCGGAGTAAACGGCAAATTTCCACAAGTTCTGGCTCTGTCCTTTTTCACTTTCCATTAATGCATTGAATTCTGTTTTAGATAAAGGATCAGGCTTTATTCTGTTTCGCTGTAATTTTTTTACTCCTTCAAATGGTTTGGTTGATATAAATCCCGACTGATACGCAAAACGTAACAACGAACAGAGCAGGGCGATATAGTTATCAACTGTGCGCACGGTTCTTCCTTTTTTGTTGGATCTTGGATTATCCAGGTAAAGCGTTTCTCCATGCAGCAGTTCATTCCGGTAGTTTAAGATATCGCTATAACGAATATATGATATCGGGGTACTTTCACAAATTATTATTCTGAGTGTTTTTAATTGTGATTTCGTTTTCTTCATTGTGTTTGTTGTTAACTCTGTCTCTTTAATTTTTGTCCAGATATCACAAAGCTCCCCGAACGTTTTTATGACTCTCGTTGTCACCATTTTTGCCCCAGTGCTGGACTGGGGAAAACGTCTTAAATACTCAAATTCACCGGAGTTTATTTCATGAACTATCAGCGCTCTTAAATTTCCGGCCTTTTTAATATTACTGTTTGTAATCTCCCAGCCTTTTAATGTTTCCCGACATCGTTTTCCTCGAAACATGAACCAGATGCGAATGTTTCTACCTCTAATCTCGACACCTGTTGGTAATTTAGACATATCATGAGTCTTTGATAAACTGATTTATCTTTGGATAGTTGTACCAGATAATCCCTCGTTTGCTGTCTGGCTTACCTAAAGGAGATACTCGTTTGAAGTGGAAGCCCTCCACCCAACAGTTCTGGCGGTATGCTTCAATTTGTCTGGCCCCCAGACCAGTGCGAAGCATCAGGCCGTATTCAACCATCCACTCTTCATTAAAGATTACTTGTGCCATCGCATCACCTCTGGCAGGCGCCAATGTTAGACTGAAATTGACGCCTGATGTTGATTATTAATAATCAGCTATGAAGTTTTAATTTGAATACAATGCAATTCACGAGGACTGAAGTTTCTCGCAATTAAAATTTATCAGTTTTACTTTCTGCTCTCTGGAAACGCCTGCTTCTTTTTTACCTGAGAGCATTTTTTCGCATTCTGATTTCGTTAGTTTAGATTTTGAATATCTTGTCCAGTTAGTAGGAGTGCCACCTTCCTTTTCAATTGTAGCGGTAATTTTATACATGAACGCCTCCATTAATATTTTCAGTGGTTCGTTTATTCCATCTTTCGAGCGCTTCTTTTTCACTTCCACCATAGCCAGTTCGGGATTCGCATCCGTTGCATTTTGCCCGGTAATATCCTGAAATGTCTTTCACCGTTACTGATGGACAACCACAAAACGGACATGGTTTAACATCGTCATATCTCAAAGTTTTTGTCATAAAAACTATCTCACGTTGGCGGTGCATTACACCGCCAGGCTGGATTATTCTTCTGGATTATCGATTACACTGTATTCCCCGGCTATAACCGATATGTCGTCTGGATTAATTGTTTCCACCTCTTTTCCATCCATCGATACTGCACGCTGGATTTCAATAGATACCGGCAGATACTTGAACAGTTTTCGTATCACTGTCTTTTTGGCCATGTCTTCAAAGTGTTCATCCCAGATGGACGACGCCCCTTTTGACGCTGCGTTTTTTGCCGCCTTGCTGTGTGTGTCGCGAACTTTTTCTACTTGTTTGCGGGTCATGACTTCAAACTGCACTCCTCCGTCTTTCAGTTTTGCAACAGCATAGACATGGGTTATAGGGGCATCTTCGTTTTCACCGGGACGATGAACCAGTTTTTCATCAAGGCCAAGTTCATAGCTGAATTCATCACATTCACGGACAACACGAGCTGACAGACTGATGATTTGACCTGATCGACGGGCAAGGTCGATCATGCCGCGATAACCGATGATCAGCTGTACGTTCTTCTTACCGTTTTTTGCTTTTCCGTTGCCGAACGGTAGCAGATATGCATGACCGAGGGCGCTACCTGGCTCAAGTCCGAGCTGTGAACACTGTACGATGGCACCGATAAAACTCGTCGAGTCACAGTTTCTTAGTTCCGGTACTTTACGGATTTCTGTTGTAGCAATGCGGATCATGCGTTCCGCTGTCATGTGACGTGGCAGAGCTGCTGCCAGTTGCGCTTTCATTGCCGGGCTGTTAATCACGCACAGCACATCCTTATCGTTAACTGCTGCTGGTGCACGGTTTCCCTGAGTTTTTTGCAGATCGGCTTTTGCGATAGGTGGTTGCTTAGTCATTTGCATACTCCTTAGCCCAGCGGGGCAGTGATAACGTCTTAATAGCTGGCCATTCATCGGTATTTAGGCAGTCAGCCAGGGTCCGCAGATTGCGGTGATATTCCTGCTGGCCTGCCAGTTTTGCTTCTTCGCCCATCATGAAAATCTCAACCGGATAACGTCCGCATTCAACAGTTGTGCTGGCAACCAGAAAAACGAAAGTTGGCTGCACACCAAACTGTGCTTCATAACCGTCACTGTAGAATGCATCCTGAACGTGATAGCGGTAGTCGTAATAAGACGTTTTGAATCGTTGAATATCCGCTGTGGTTTTCACGTCCATGATCCAGTGAAATTCAGGAATAATTTTGTCCGGACGGCACCGACACAAAATTCCTGTTTCCGGATCTTCCCAGTAAATTGATGATTCAGCGTGTCCGGCGCTTTCAACAAGCCATTGCCCCAGCGGCAAAGCCATAACGCTTTGATACATGAGTTCAATTTTCCGGCCTTCTTCCGCAGTGATAACCGTTTTTCCTGTGCTTGCGCATTCCATCAGAAACGCTTTCTCTTCTTCTTTTCCGGCGTTTGTACGGCGGTTAAATTCAGGTGCTACGATAAAGCGGTTACTAAATTCTTCCGGTTCAAGTACCCGGCAGTGGAAAGCGGTTCCTAAATCGAGCGTTTTTGTCTTTGTAGTGTCCACGGGGGCATTTTTACGCCACAAATACAGTGCCGGAGTATCAGCAATGTCATCGAGCTGAGACTTACTGACACCGGGACCCGCGTGGTAATTCTCATTCGAAATTCCGTAATAAATACCTGGCTCTATGTCTTCTACGATTACGGGATCTGCGATTTCGCCAGTTTCATCACTGCAATCGCGATGCGGATCGCTGCCAGCATTCTCATTGTGCGGATGTTCAGCGCCTTCCATTTCCTCCGGATCTTTTTCCTTAGCTTCAACCTGATTCTCTTCACCGAATGTTTCCTGGTATGTTGCGTCGCCCATCACCGCACCACCGTCAGGGCAGTTATCCCCGCCAGTCTGACCGCAGGCATTGCAGACTATTTCCTGTTCCTGTTGCACTACTGGCTCAGGTTGTTTCGCATCCGGGCTGATTATTTCCGTTTCTGGCTGGTTCTGATACACAGAATCGCGAGTCTGGATCCCCTTAACCCATTTCGGATCGTTCGGGTCGCTAATTCCGTCAACAAATTCACCACGTGATGCAGCAAGCAATTTATCGGCATCGACAGGATTTTTTGATGGAATGTTTTTCCTGGCTTCATGGAGTTCTGCCCGCAGTTCCTGATATTTCGCATCAACAGAATTTACCTGTGACTGAGCATCCATCGGCTGCGTGTTCTGATGATGTTCAGTTGCATTCGGTTCCACTGTTTCAGCCGTTGCCTGTTCATCTGCCATTGCGCCAGATGGTTGTGGTTTTTCTTCATCGTCCTGTTTTCCTTCTTCTGTTACTCGCTGCGGCATCGGGGCCGAGGAGCGACCGCAGGCAATATCCACGATTTCCGGATCAGGGTTGGCATGATCGGTTTCAGTCAGTACTTTGTTCAGATATTCAGTGACGTGTGCGGGGATGACCTCGATCCCAATTGGTGCTTCTTTCACGGACGCAACCACGATGGCGCGGGAATAATCCAGCCCGCCAGGCATGGTGATGAATTTGTCGCGGAAAACAGAAAAGGGTGGTTTATTTTCAGCGATAATTTCCTCAATGCGTTTAGCGTGTGCCGGATGAAGGTTATAGATGTCCACGTCCATTGAACGGGCCAGTACGCCAGTGGCTACATCGCGCGCCAGTGACGTCAGATCGTGGACGAAACCTTCGCCGCGATCGGTGAGGTTCCCGCCGCCAGCATTAGCACCGGAAGCCGTGCGAGTGATGCGTGAAACACGATTCCCTTTTCGCCATTCTTTTGTCAGAAGACCGCGATCAATGTGTTCGGTATCCAGCCAGGCTGAAATGAAATTCTTAAATTCATAGGGCTGATGTTTTTTCGTGATAGAGAACACTGCCTTAATTGCATCAGTCAGGCGGAGCAGGGCGGCATTATCCAGAGTTGTCAGTTCTGCCATGCTGCGTATGGCCAACAGCAGATTCTGGACATAGCTGTTTTCCTGATCCATCTCAAGAGCAGTAATGTGTTTGCGTTGTTCACGGGTGGCATGATGCAGGTATTTTCGATCCCCGGCTGCATACGTAAAAATGTGCAGAAGACGCTGTGTGAACCGCAAAGTGGCTACAGAGACTTCGCAATCCTGGCAATCCTCGTGGGCGTCTGCCTGCGCGTTTTCTTCCTGGCCTCCCGTCGGTTCTTCGGTTTCCGGTGCATCCTCCTGATGGTGAACGTCGTCTGGCGCTGCTCCCGGTTTTAGTTCCCAGGTCATGGAGTCTTTGCTGAGTTGATAGCGTTCACTCCAGGTAAAATCGATCTCACCTTCAGGGGGAAGGTCATTAACGACAGGAAAATTCGTGGCAACAGCTTTAAAATAGTTGCTCAGTTTTTTACCTGACTTAACGATCAGGTAGTCCAGAGTGGCACAGGTTGATTCAAAATCGTCGCTTGCCCACAGGACGACGTCAGGTTCACCGGATGATTTTTTCGCTTTCCGTAAAAGGAAGAGTGGTTTTGTGCTCATTGTTTTTTAACCTCAACTCAGATTAAAATTACTGCGAGTGATGAATAAATGTCCTAGGTTCTTCACTCAGGCCTGCACTCTGTGCAGGCTTTCTTTTTTCAGATTTCACCGTTTAATTTCATTGCGATCATAGTTGCCAGAAATTCGGCTTTTTTTTCTGCAGGTAGATTCTTTCCGATATGCACCAGGCACATTTTTTTGACACCTTCATCAAGTGTTTTTACGTTGCCTGATGGACCATCGATATCAACCACAGTGAATGGGGCTTCTTTATTTTCTGTTTTAATTACGTAGCCAATGCGCTTTCCTTCCAGATTCACCTCGTGAACAATATCATCGGTAGTTACAACAGTGGCTTCATAATTGGTAATCATGTTTTTCTCCTTAATTAAGGTTGAGCGAATACCTGCCATTTCTGGCATAAATTCAGTTTCGAATAGTCAATTAATTAAAGTTCGTGTGCCATCTGGTCTTTTTCGGCACAATTTTCACTACAATATTTTTTCATTTCCGTCGTTGGGATAACTCCACGCATGAAATGAAGTGGTCTTTTAATGCTTTTGCTTTCTTCAATTCCTTTATTGCAAAGGTGGTAAGCACATTTTATTTTCTTAGTCATCACCATGACTCCGCCTTTACAGGTAAACCATCACGACCGAGGAAGACTTTAATCATGCAGTCAGAAATGCATGTTTTTGTAGTCAGGTTACGAATATAAAGTTTTCGCTTTTTAATATTGTTTGCCGAGGCGATATATGTCCGGCCTTCATGAAGAACATAATCACCAGGAGTCACACACTGACGTGGTATTTCATCAGTTCCGAAGTGATGTGCAATCATAATTATCTCCATTTTTACAAATGAACTTTGTTGATGCGGTGCCTGGTGCCTCCAGGTGACTGCAACCAGTTAACAATTACAGTCGGCTTTCCCACCCAAACCAATAAGGACTAACATGACTTTTAACTGTGCCGCGTGCGCTTAGCCGCATTCACCGCATCACAAAATTCACTTTAAAAAGGGCGGACATCAGTCGAACTTCAAGAAAAAACTGATGCCGCCAAGACTACACACAGCAGTGTTGTTATTCACAACCGGAGGCGCACTCCCACCATTTAAATTTAACAGACAAGACCGACTCTTTATGGATATCGGAAATGCGCCTTCGTGTTGTGCCCGGTTTTATTTCACCACCTCCGGGCTTCGGTGGTCTCTGCTATACCCCTACAGCGAGAGCTTGTGTTAACATTTCAATACCCTTACAGTTGAGAGTTATTGAAATGTTAGAAAGTCTTTTAACATTGGCAAAATTCTTTGCCGAAAAATCAGTTAGTCGGTTTATGATTACTATAGTTATATTTTTTCTGATATTAATGTTGGTACCAGAAAACTTGTCAGAGTATCTGGAAAAGAAAAGCGCCATTCCATATTCCATGCAGCTATTTTGCTTCAGCATAGCCTTTGTCTCGACTTTAATCCTTGATAGAGTAGTAATCCTTTTCTTGAGAATGTTCTACCTGATTCGGGGTTTTGTAAAAAAGCGTAAAATGCTAAAAAATCTGAATTCGCTAAATGCAGAACAAATTCGTATTATTGAACTTTTCCTTCAATATAATTGCCAACTTACGCTTTGTCCTGATAACCCAAATGTCGCCTTACTTGTTAAAATGAGAATAATTAGTTTTGTGAGAAAATGTTCTTTGGGAAATGATTCCCAATTTCAGCTCAATCCTGAATATGAGGATCTCATATTTGAAACATGGAATCCTTGCACTAAGCGCTTCGAATAAGTCACTCCGTTAATGTTTTGACCAACCAGCGACGCGCGCCACCTTCGGTTTTAAACGTTTTGCTTTTGGTATATGTCATGGCGGTGAATGTTCCATCCTGGTTGGGGAACACGCCGCACACCAGGGATTCGTTATTGCCGAGGTCGATTTTTTGCATTTTTCGCACCTCACATTTTGTTGTTGCGGATAGAGGCTTCTGCCTGCCAGAGATCCCAGTCGTTGCTGCGTAGAGTCTGTACAGCCTGGCTGTAAGTGATATCGCAACAATCCATCAAATACTGAACTACTTCGTAATGCACCATCTTATCTCTCCCCTTAACGCCGGGTGGCGGAACTAAAACCTACAGCGCCGTGCTGCTTCTGTAATAATATTAGTTATGTTCATATTAATGATCAATAGAAATATGCATTTTGTTGATAAAAATGTACTATCCTAATGAAATTTTTAGTGTTTTTTTTGATAAAAAGTAAGGCGGGGCGGGCGGAGGGGACAAAAAAAACCGCCAAAAATGGCGGTTTAGTTACGAGGTGGTGGGAGCTATTTCTTCATGCGTTTTTGAGCTGCCAGCATATTTTCAAATGCTTCTTTGTAGAGTTCATTCTGACCTTTAAGTCTTTCGATTAGTTTTGCTTTTTCTGATTCGGGAAGGATATCAAAAAGATCTAGTAAATCAGCTTGTTGCTTGTTAACCATCCGCCAACCTTCGCCTTCGAAACTTTCGTCATAAGTTCCTGAGGAACGGACGTAATTCATCAGATCAGCTAAATCAGGCCTCAACTCTTCAGGCTTAACTCTTAGTAATACAGCGAATTTTAATGCCGCATCAGTATTAAGTGGAGCCTTTCCGTTGAGATAATGGCTAACCGCAGATTGCGCCTCAAAACCCATTAGCTCGGCAGCAAGCTCCTGAGTCAGTTTGAGCTCTCTTTTTTTTGCATCCCAGATTGCGCGCAGACGTTGCGTAGCTTCCGGCGATGCGATTTCTTCGCGTTTTCTTCTCATACCACCATCTTATGAATACAGTTCATAATCTCAAACTGATATAGGTATTGATCATTTAAATTAGTATGGTTAATATTTTGGTGAGCATTACTAAGGTGACCCTTATGACATTAGATGAATATTTGAAAAAAAATCGTGTACGACAGTCTTGTTTGGCCGCGCTGGCTGGTTGTTCGCAATCAATGATTAGCCTCGCTGCTACTGGACGTAGTCAGTTAAGCCCTGAAAAGGTATTGCGTATCGCAGAGGCTACGAATTTCGAGGTTACACCTCATGAACTCCGGCCTGATATCTACCCGAATCCGACCGATGGTTTACCTGTTGGATGTAAGGCTAACACACAAAATACACAGGAGTTGATTCATGAAAATCAGGCATGAGCACATCGAATCAGTGCTGTTAGCCCTGGCAGCCGAAAAAGGGCAGGCGTGGGTCGCTAACGCAATTACTGAAGAATATCTTCGCCAGGGGGGCGGCGAATTGCCCCTGGTACCAGGCAAGGACTGGAATAATCAGCAGAACATCTATCACCGTTGGTTAAAAGGTGAAACGGAAGTGCAAAGGGAAAAAATTCAGAAACTGATCCCAGCAATTCTGGCAATTCTTCCGCGCGAGCTGCGTCACCGACTCTGCATCTTCGATACCCTAGAACGCCGTGCATTACTGGCGGCGCAGGAAGCGTTGAGTACGGCAATTGATGCGCATGATGATGCAGTCCAGGCCGTTTACCGGAAAGCGCATTTCAGCGGCGGCGAGTCGTCCGGCGATTCTGTCGTAGTGCATTGATTGAAATTAATCGTGCCGGACTGTTTTGTTCGGTATCAGTTAAATGTAACGCTCACAGCGTTACAAGGTGAAAACAATATGGCTTCAAACTGGATAAAGCTCGAGGTTATTACGCCGGATAAGCCGGAAATATTCAGGCTTGCTGAGATTCTGAATATTGATCCAGATGCCGCATTAGGGAAAGTCATTCGCTTCTGGGCATGGGCGGATCAACAAATGATAGACGGTAACGCAGAGTGTAACGCACGCGGCGTTACAAAAAGCGCAATTGATCGCATCACTTTTATGGCTGGTTTTGCTGATGCGTTAATTCAGGTTGGATGGCTGGTCGAAACTAATGGTGTGTTGTCGCTTCCTAACTTTGAGCGCCATAACGGGAAAAGCTCTAAAAAACGGGCGGTTACAAACGAGAGAGTTACAAAAATACGCGAACTGAAACGAAAAGGTAACGCTGCCAGCGTTACACAAACGGATCAAAAAGCGTTACCAGAGGAAGAGGAAGAGGAAGAGGAAGATATAAATACTGATCTCCCTCTAAATCTCCCTCACCAAAAACGAGCGACTAAAAAATTCGACCCGTCGTCAGTTGCTCTGCCTGAGTGGTTGCCGGAAACACTCTGGCATGAGTGGGTTCAATTCAGGCAGGCATTGCGAAAACCGATTCGAACGGAGCAGGGCGCTAACGGGGCGATACGGGAGCTGGAAAAATTCCGCCAGCAGGGTTTTACCCCTGAGCAGGTGATTAGACACAGCATTGCCCATGAATACCAGGGCTTGTTCGCGCCGAAAGGCGTTCGGCCTGAGACGTTGCTTCGACAGGTTAACACCGTCTCGTTTCCGGACAGTGCGATCCCACCAGGCTTCAGGGGGTAACGAAGCATGAAAAATATTGCGACAGGCGGCGTTCTGGAACGCATCCGCCGACTGACCCCGCCACATGTAACCGCGCCATTCAGGACGGTGGCGGAGTGGCGCGAGTGGCAACTTGCAGAAGGCCAGAAACGTTGTGAGGAGATCAACCGTCAGAATCGTCAGTTGCGGGTGGAAAAAATCCTGAATCGCTCCGGCATCCAGCCTTTGCACCGCAAATGCTCGTTTGCGAATTACCAGGTGCAGAACGACGGCCAGCGATACGCGTTGAGTCAGGCGAAATCTATCGCTGACGAACTGGTTACCGGATGCACAAATTTCGCGTTTAGCGGAATGCCTGGTACCGGAAAAAACCATCTGGTGGCGGCTATCGGGAATCGCCTGCTGAAAGATGGCCAGACAGTGATTGTGGTTACCGTGGCGGATGTCATGAGTGCTCTACACGCCAGCTATGACGACGGGCAATCAGGCGAAAAATTTTTGCGGGAACTGTGCGAAGTGGATCTGCTGGTTCTTGATGAAATTGGCATTCAGCGCGAGACAAAAAACGAGCAGGTGGTGCTGCACCAGATTGTTGATCGCCGGACAGCGTCGATGCGCAGCGTGGGGATGCTGACAAACCTGAACTATGAGGCCATGAAAACATTGCTTGGCGAGCGGATTATGGATCGCATGACCATGAACGGCGGGCGCTGGGTGAATTTTAACTGGGAGAGCTGGCGCCCGAATGTTGGTCAGCCAGGAATTGAAAAGTAATTTTTACCGGGAGGAAATTTTAATGGAGACCGTTTTTGACGCACTGAAAGCAATGGGAAAAGCCACGTCGGTAGAACTGGCAGCGCGACTTGATATCAGTCGTGAAGAAGTGCTGAACGAGCTGTGGGAACTGAAAAAGGCTGGCTTCGTTGATAAAAGCGTATACACCTGGCGTGTGGTTGATAACAACGTTCAGCAGGAACATCCAGTGCCGGAAGAACAGCCGGAAGAAATCGCCACGGCAACAGTGACGAAAATATCGGAGTGCGATTTAACCGCGACGATTGAACAACGTGGTCCACTAACTGCGGATGAACTGGCTACGTTGTTCGGTACCACATCACGCAAAGTGGCTTCAACGCTGGCAATGGCAATCAGCAAGGGGCGTCTGATTCGCGTAAATCAGAACGGTAAATTTCGTTACTGCATGCCGGGCGATAATTTACCAGCAGAACCGAAAGCTGCATTGGTAACGAAAAATGATGGTAAAGCCTTTCCTCAGCCAGCCGGTGTTGCGTTACCAGTACAGGAAGCGGCAACACAGGAAGATATTAAAACAGAAACTGTGGCGGACATTGTGCAGTCGCTGCCATCGTTTACTGAAACGCAAGCGAATGACCTGGTTTTACCATCGCTGCATATGGCAAACCGCGAACTGCGTCGGGCGAAAAATCATGTCCAGAAGTGGGAGCGTGTCTGCGCCGCGCTGCGGGAGCTGAACAAGCACCGGGATATTGTCCATAAAGTTATTGCAGCAGGTATGGAGAAATAAATACTCCTGATTATATGAGTCATCCTGCTGCAGTTGTGACCAATATGAGCGGTTGTGCAGAGTTCTTCAGATAGAGGTAATGAAAACTGCGGTGATTTGTATTCGCTGCAGTTAATATAAGCTCGTCGTATTTTTTCATGAAATGTGATCTTAGTCATATTTATATCACGTCTATTTATCCGATTCTGATGAAATCATCAGGTGTTAAGATACTATTTGTGCTGTCACCTCAATGGTTTAAAAAGGAATCTGGATGAAAGGTAATATTCTCGGGGATATCCGAGCTGAACATGACGAAAAGATGTTGGAAGCTTCATTTTGGCAAACAACTGATTATAAAGCTCTTCTCGAATCCTACGATCGCTGCATCATTGTTGGCCGCAGAGGAACAGGAAAAAGTGCTCTGGTGCATATGCTTTCCAAACATTGGCATGCTAAGCCAAAAACCTATGTGATGACTATTAGTCCGGTTGAAGAACAAATTATTGGATTAAGGGACGTTATTTCTTTATTTGGTGAAAATTACTTACATATAAAAGCCGGTAGCAAGTTAGCATGGCGATATGCTATTTATATGGAGCTGCTTTCTGAGATCGCAAGTCATTACAAGATGAAAAACGATCTTGACTACAAAAGTGTAGAGTCGCATTTATTATCTTGGGGACCGAAGAGACAAAATATAAGTAGCAAAATAAGAAAAAAATTGAACACTATTCTCGATGATAACAAAAATATAAAACCAGCTACAAGAATAGCCGAACTATCCGATAAATTTGAACTTGACTTATTGGAAGAGGTGATAGAAGAAGCAATTTCGAAGTCAAATAATCAATTTGTTATTTTTGCTGATAGACTTGATGAAGGCTATACACCGGATAATCTTGGTGTTGCAATAGTTGATGGTTTCATTCAGGCTGTGATTGATATAAAACAAAATATGAATGAAAAGGTTATTGCCTTTGCATTTGTTAGAGATAATATTCATCGAGCTATATCAAAAATGGACCCTGATTTCACTCGAAATATTGAAGGGCAAGTACTGAGATTACATTGGGATGAATATAACTTGTTTAATCTTGTATGCAATAGAATGAGGGTCGCTTTTAACTCAACCATTGAGAATAACACGAGGGTGTGGAATGCTTACACCGCAAATGAATTACAGTCTAATACCGGTTTTAAAGAAACATTGAAACTGACTCTATATAGGCCAAGAGATATTTTGGTTTTGTTAAATAATGCATTCTTGCGAGCAAACACACATGATCGTAATCGTATTGTCATTGATGACATTCAAGCAACAGCGAATACTATTTCACAAAATAGACTCAATGATTTGTTAAAAGAATATGAGAATGTATTTCCTGCATTAGATATATTTACATCGCAATTTGCTAATAGCAAACCTTACTACAGTGTTTCTGAAGCGTCATCTAAGATACAATATGCCCTTGATCTCAATGGCGTTATTGACAAGATGAAAATGCAGGATTTACTTCTTTTTGAAGGGCCAATCCAGGTGATTCAACGACTTTACAGTGTTGGATTTATTGGGTTGTATAACCAGCAGTCATCTTCATATGTATTTTGCCATGACGGTAAGGAACCTGAAAAAGAATTTACACCAGATTCAAAATTGCTATTGCATCCATGCTACTGGCTAGCATTAAGTGTTCATGAATCAGAGATGACTCCCGATGCTGCTGATGATATTCATGATGAATATGATATTGAGGTCAGCTCTGTTTCCGAAGAGCAGAGGAAACAACGAATCGGTTCGTTGCTCCAAGAACTACATAATATACCTGAAGGACCTGAAGGTGCTGTCGATTTTGAAGCATGGGCGCTCAAAACTATAAAGTTACTATTTGCTACGAATTTAACAAACATTGAGTTGCATCCCAATAAAAATGGGTTGCAGCAAAGAGATATTATAGCGACAAATATAGCTGACACTCCAGTTTGGAAGAGAATTCTGACAGATTATCAGACACGGCAAGTTGTTTTTGAAGTGAAAAACTATAAAACATTAGGTGCTGCAGAATATAGACAGGTAAATTCCTATTTGTTTAAAGACTATGGGCGGATAGCTTTTATCATAAATAGAGATCATACAGAGAATTTAGAAAAACATAAAGAACTTACGTGGGTAAAAGAAATTTATGATAATCATAATAAATTAGTTGTGAAGTTACCCTCTAAGTTCCTTGAAAGACATCTGTCAAAAATGAGAAGCCCGCAAAAACATGACGAAGTTAATAAACAATTAGGTAAACTGCTCGATCAGTACATAAGGGTCTATTTAAATAATAAATGTAAGTAATTCAATCTTTACCGAAAGATCATGTATCTTTCGGTATTTTTAAGCGAGAGTAATCAAAATCGTAATGAGAGCTATATAATAATGTGTATAGATTGATTTACGAACGCTTCAACATTTACCGTTATTATGACGGTAAATGTTGCAAGGAAAGACCTCTGCGAGGTACGAATCCGAACCGGTCAGACGGAGGTCGCTGTCTTCAGAGCTTACGAATCTGAGGAGTAAGAGACCTGGCGGGGGAGAAATCCCTCGCCACCTCTCATGTGTCAGGCATCCTCAAAGCACCCGCACTTAACCCGCTTCGGCGGGTTTTGTTTTTCATGAATAAGGGATTAATAATTTTAACTGAAGTTATATTACCTTGTGGCCCGATAAGTTAATTAATTATCAATGCGCCTGTATTGTTTGTATTGTTTGCATTGTTTGTATTGTTTGTATTATTTGTATTGTTTGTATTGTTTTTATTATTTGCGTTGTTTGTGGTTTTATCTTTTTGGGTTTATTTTTTGCGTTGCTTAGAAATAAAGATTAATTAGAATCCTCCTGTTTTGAGTAGCGCGCAGGGACAAGAGGGATGGACCCTGAGAAGGGGGTGCTATTTATCCGGAAGGATTCTTTGATGAATATCGAAAAAATTCGTGAAACTTTTAGTGAAAATGGCCTCTATGCTGTGCGCGTTGAGAATGGAGAAGTTATCTACACAACGTTAATTCCTGATGATCATGTGATTTTATCTATCGAGGCATTCATTGAATACCTGGAAAGGCTTGGTTTCAAGGTGGCTAGGGAATGAGTTATAATTCGTAAGCCAGCTTGAACAACTGGCAACCTACAGCGCCATTGGAGATAGCAATGGCGCATATACAACTGATCAAACAAACTTCTTCCGGTTTACTGCTCCCGGCGACGCCGGAGAGTTGCGATTTTCTGCATCAAATCAAAATAGGTGAGTGGATACACGCAGACTTTAAGCGTGTGCGTAACTACGCATTCCACAAGCGTTTTTTCAAACTCCTGCAACTGGGATTCGATTACTGGACTCCGGTCGGTGGGGCGATCACACCTCGCGAACGAGAACTGCTGTCTGGTTTCGTGGATTACTTGTGCGAATCAGTTGGTCGGGAACACACACCAGCCCTGAGTGATGCCGCAGAGCAATATCTAAATACCGTTGCGACACGCAGAACCCGGGATACGGCATTGCTTAAGTCATTTGAGGCTTTCCGCGAGTGGGTAACCATTCAGGCCGGATTTTACACCGAGCATATTTATCCGGACGGTAGCCGTGGGCGCAGGGCGAAATCCATCGCGTTTGCGAATATGGACGAAACCGAGTTTCAGCAGGTTTATAAATCTGTACTGAATGTGCTGTGGAACTGGATTCTGTTCCGTAAATTCTCCTCTCAGGAGGAAGTTGAAAATGTGGCCGCACAACTACTGGAGTTTGCGTAATGGTGAATTTACGTAAAGCGGCTAAAGGCCAGATGTGCCAGATCAGAATCCCTGGCTACTGCAATCACAATCCCGAAACCTCTGTGCTGGCGCATTACAGGCTGGCGGGGACGTGCGGAACAGCGACAAAACCACACGATATGCAGGCGGCGATAGCCTGTAGCTCATGCCACGATCTAATCGACGGGCGGGTAAAAACCAGCGATTACACCAAAGAAGAATTGCGCCTGATGCATGCTGAAGGGGTTTTTCGCACACAAGAAATCTGGAGAAAGAAAGGTCATTTATGATTTACCCAACGAATACAGGAAAAAGCGGAGAACACCTTCGCCTCACCACGCTGGAAAGTGTCTGGATTCAGGGAAAACTACGTATGTGGGGGCGCTGGTCGTATATTGGCGGTGGCAGGTCAGGGAATATGTTCAATCAGTTGTTGGCATCCAAAAAACTGACGAAAACAGCCATTAATGAAGCCCTGCGCAGAATGAAAAAAGCGGGAATAGAGAAAGCTGAGCTGGAAGCGTTTTTGCGAGAGATGATCAACGGCAAGCAAAAGAGCTGGCTGGCGCATTGTACTGATGCAGAGGCGTTATGTATTGATCGAGTCATAAGTGAGGTGCTGGCAGAGCATCCAGGATTGATTTGCATTCTCCGGCAACGCTATGAAGGGCGGGGGATGACTAAGCGCAAAATGGCTGAATTGCTAAATGATGCACACCCAGAGTGGTGTTTTAGCACATGCGAAAAACGGATTGCTAATTGGTTAGCTGTTGCTGAGTATGCCCTATATATTCCCATGCGTGAATCATTTGCTGAGAAAATGGCTTGATTTCTTACGTATAAACTGCTTCAATTTTGCTATGCTTCGCAAAGCTGTATCGCGAGGCGGATTGCAGACATGGACATCGTAAAAAAACCGCTTAATGCGGTTTTTTTACGTCAGGAAAGCAGGGGAGAATGCTGCTAGTTGGGCAACTGGTCTTTCTGCTCCAAATTATAACAGAGACCAGTTATAGTTTCGGTGCTGTGTTTTTTTTACAATATTGTGATAACACATTGCTGGCGGGAGTTTTGATATTTCTTGGCAGGGGCTGATGATGCGTTATCCTGATGTCGTCAACTCATATAAAATGAGATGAGAGATCATTGCAGGGTGGTTTGTAATTCGCTGTTTAGCGGGACAATATGTTGTCTGATACAAGACACCCGACGCCTCAGATTACTATAATAAAGACGAAGCATCCTTTGTATTGACCAACCGCCTGTTTAGGCGGTTCTTTTTGGGCTGGTTTATTGTATGCCAAATGATTATTAAAAAGGTTGTGTTAATAACAAAATCCGAAATAATATGCCTGCATATTTTTATCTTGCTTATATTCTGCATATTGTGCATAGCAGGCTCATCCCTGCAATCAAAACTGTATGATGAGTATTTTTTGTTTTCCTTTTTTCCAGTCATCTGATGATGACCTGCTTCTTTTTAATCCGGATCGACATCAGTTTTTTAAGATAATTCCTGCGAGTTATATGCATAAATGCCACAAACTCCGCATTTTATGTGGTTGGGAGTTGCCGGGCGCGCAGTGAGTTTGCTAAGAAAACTCCTGCATGGTGAATCCCCCTGTGCGGTGGGGTGATACCATTAACCTTTTCTGTCGCCGACAGGTATCACGAACATTTTGTTCACCGGGAGGCACCCGGCACCATGCACTTCAATAGATTCTCTCCACATTATGGATATTCTTTCAGAATATCCCACGCAGACTTTGTGTAAATGTTAACAAATGTGCGTTTTATTTGATCTGATTCGCTGTTTGAGCGTCCAAAACAACGGTATATATAATCCTTTACTATATGACATATGTGAGGAAAAATGGGTTTTCGTAGCGCATCAATTCTTACGTTGATTATTAGTGGGATTATTATCGGGTGCACTGATGCTGTATCGACAAATTATCATGACCGTACATCATATTACTCCGATAAAGCAATAGAGACACAGTATGTGAGTTCATCTGAACGTACTTCTGATGTTAGTGAGGATATCCGTCTGTATGCCCATCAAATCAAGAGCGCCATCGAAAAACAGTTCGGGGATGCGAGTAAGTATTCAGGAAAAGAGTGTACACTGAGAATGCATATGGCCCCGAATGGCCTTCTACTGGAGGTTAAAAGAGAAAGTGGAGACCTCGATTTATGTCGTGAAGCGATGAATGCGATAAAGAATGCTGATATACCTGCCCCCCCTTCGCCGGAAGTATATAAAGTATTTCAAAATGGGGTGCTGGATTTTAAACCCTGATATTTATTGTTTTGTAATAAACGGTTTCGGCTTAGGTTTGTTCTGACACAGCTACGGCACTGAGCTAAATTTAGCGGATAGTCAGCTCTGAGCCAGTGGCGGACGTAACAACTACTATTGCTGAGATTTTAATGGATTGAGGAGCAAGAAGTGGGATTAAAGAAAATCGTTATGTTGACTTTTTGGGTCGGTTTTGTTGCGGGATGCACACCTTTACACCCTTCAGATTGCCACAAAACTACTGCTACAGGTAGTTGCAGTTCAGGACGCTGGGATGATCAGGATGAATGGGGGGCGCAAGCGCGGGGAATCAGAGCTGCAATTAATGCCAAACTTGATGAGCCGCATAACTGGAAAGGGAAAAAATGCAGGTTGCATATGGAATTCTCTCAGGATGGCACGGCGTTAAAAATATCTACCAGTAACGGTGATAAAGCCTATTGCGAAGCGATAAAGTCCGCAGCTCATAAAGCCAAATTTCCGGCCTTCAACAATCCGGAAGTCTACAGAGATTTTCAGAAATCTGGCTTTGACATGCGAGGTTAGCTCTTCAATTACTATATCTCATTCATAGCAAACTGACAGATTTGATGATGTTCTATATACGAAACCTGTGATGTCAAGTCTGAGCTAATACAAATAAACATAATATCAGAGAAATACATTTTATTAGCTCGCTACGGCGAGCTTTTTATATTGCATCGTCTCCAGCATATATATCAATTAAGGCTCTGATTGATGTGTCTGAAAGCCTACACATAATAACTATGCCATCCGTTCCGTGCGGAGGTGAGGCTATGAAATCCATGGACAAAATTTCAACAGGCATTGCCTACGGCACCTCCGCAGGCAGTGCTGGCTACTGGTTTTTACAGTTGCTCGATAGAGTAACTCCGTCACAGTGGGCTGCAATCGGTGTGCTGGGTAGTCTGGTATTTGGCCTGCTGACGTACCTGACAAACCTTTATTTCAAGATTAAAGAAGATAAGCGCAAGGCTGCGAGAGGTGAATAATGCCTCCATCATTACGAAAAGTCGTTGCTGCTGCTATTGGTGGCGGAGCAATTGCTATAGCATCAGTGTTAATCACTGGCCCAAGTGGTAACGATGGTCTGGAAGGTGTCAGCTACATACCATACAAAGATATTGTTGGTGTATGGACTGTATGTCACGGGCATACAGGAAAAGACATCATGCTCGGTAAAACGTATACCAAAGCAGAATGCAAAACACTCTTGAATAAAGACCTTGCCACTGTCGCCAGACAAATTAACCCGTACATCAAAGTCGATATACCGGAAACAACGCGCGGCGCTCTTTACTCATTCGTTTACAACGTGGGTGCTGGCAATTTCAGAACATCGACGCTTCTTCGCAAAATAAACCAGGGCGATATCAAAGGCGCATGTGATCAGCTACGTCGCTGGACATATGCTGGCGGTAAGCAATGGAAAGGTCTCATGACTCGTCGTGAGATTGAGCGTGAAATCTGTTTGTGGGGTCAGCAATGAACAGAGTAACCGCGATTATCTCCGCTCTGGTTATCTGCATCATCGTCTGCCTGTCATGGGCTGTTAATCATTACCGTGATAACGCCATTACCTACAAAGCCCAGCGCGACAAAAATGCCAGAGAACTGAAGCTGGCGAACGCGGCAATTACTGACATGCAGATGCGTCAGCGTGATGTTGCTGCGCTCGATGCAAAATGA